ATAAAGGATATAAATCTACCGTAAAAGGCGTTATTGTTACTAAGCCAGATACTACAAGGGGAAAACGTTCTAAATTAGCGTTATTCGAGGAAGCAGGATCATTTGCTCATTTACTTAAGGCGTGGAACATTTATCGTTCATCAGTAGAAGATGGGTCATATGTATTTGGTCAGGCTATTGCGTTCGGATGCGTTTGTGTAGGAACGAAAGTATATACCAATGATGGTAGAGTAGTCAATATAGAAGCAAAAGGATATAGGGTACATTATTTACCGAATATATTTGATATAAATGCTAAAGGATCGGTATGTGGGTTCTTTGTGCCGTCATATATGAACCGAAAAGATTGTTATGATAAAGATGGTAATAGTGACGTTGTAAAGGCTTTATTTGAAATTATAAGGGATAGGCTGGAAGTTAAGTATGGAGCGAGTGATATGAATGCGCTTACCCAGGCCAAAGCAGAACATCCAGTGACGCCCGTAGAAGCCCTTATGAGGGTAACTGGGTCAGTATTTCCTGTATCGGATATAAAGGAATATTTGACCGAAATAACGCCTAATAAAGAAGGATTTGTATCGCAACATTATGTAGGTGATTTAGTATATCGTGATGCAATGAGTGTTGCGTGGAGATTAAATGCTGATTTAGTGCCATTAAGGGATTACCCCAATAAGGAAATCAATTTAAATGGTGCGGTGGAGATATTTGAATTACCAAAAAAAGGTGATCGGGATAAGCCACCAAGCGGTAGATATATACTTGGGCTGGATCCAATTGACTCAGATTCAGGCACTTCGCTATTCTCAACGTTCGTATTTGACTTATGGACGGATACAATTGTAGCGGAATTTACCGGAAGAAAACCGACGGCCAACGAGAATTATGAAGTAGCGTTGAAATTAGCGTTATTTTACAATGCCAAGATAAATTACGAGAACAACTTAAAAGGGTTATATGCTTATTTCAACAATAAGAATATGCTATATTTACTTATGGAAACGCCCCAGATCTTGCGTGATCAAGATTTAGTTAAAACGGTAGGGTACGGGAATAAGGCGTTAGGAACGCCAGCGAATAAGGCCGTAAATGCGTGGGCAAGGAAATTGTTGGCTGATTGGATGGTGTCGGAACATAAAACGGTAGTTGATGGAGAAGGTGGTCAAACGGAAAAGGCCACAATTAAGTTAAGAACAATACGTTCTATAGGGCTTTTGAAGGAAGCGGCTCAATGGAACCCTGATGGGAACTTTGATAGAATATCCTCGATGGGAATGGTAATGATTGCTAGAGAGGAATTGTACAAGAGGACAATGTCGAATAGGTTCTCTGAAATAGATACATCTAATGATGTACTTGATAATGATGAATTTTTAAATATGAACTCAGGGAGATATCCCACAATAGAATTGTAATATGAATACTAAAATACCCCCACAGAAGTTAAGTTATAAGAAGAAGACTAAGGAATGGCGTAAACAGGTAATTGACGCCCTAGATAAAGGATTTAGCATATATCATAACCCGTACACAAGATTAAGTGTTCGGGAGAAAATGATTAACCAGAATTTATATAATGGAATATTGGATGTAGATGATATGGCTAGATATCTAAATCCTTATGGGATAGTAGGATATCAAATAAATAAGGATCTTGGTCATCATTCTATTATTGTACCAAAAGTAGATGTTCTTGTAGGGGAGGAAAGTAAACGGGCTTTTGATTGGTCTGTAATAGTAACTAACCCTAACGCTGTATCTGAGAAGCAAAAGGCTTTCCGGGAAATGGTTCGTCAGAAGCTTATTATGATGTTCCAGCAGAAATATCAAGGGGAAGATGAGCAGATTAAGGCTAAATTACAAGAAGAGCTAAATAAGCTAAATGATTACGCTAATTATAGTTGGAAAGATATAAGAGAAATGCGGGCAAGTCAATTGCTTAAGCATTATTACAATGAACAGAAATTCGATAGGATATTCAATGAAGGGTTCAAGGATGTCCTTATTATGGGGGAAGAAATATATGAATGTGCGATAGTTTCTAATGAACCGAAATTATTTAAATTAAATCCGGTTAAAGTTCATGTGGTACGTACATCAAATAGTTCAAGAATAGAAGATTCTGATATAATCATAATAGAAGATCATTGGAGCCCTGGAAAGATAATAGATACATTTCATAAAGATCTTAAATCCAAGGATGTAGATCATATAATGGAATATGGTACATATACAGGAGATGGATTGGAAGATGATTGGGAAAGAAGACATGATGAGTCATTCGTTCTTGTAGGTGCGTCAGGAGAATCTAATGGGATGATTGAAGGAGCTGATGTAGATGGCTTAATAGAGTACGCGTCAATAGATAATAATATATCCAATTCATATGTAGATGATGACGGTAATATAAGGGTATTAAGAGTGTTTTGGCGTTCCCAAAGAAAAGTTCTTAACGTGAAGTACTATTCTGAATTTGGTACTGAAGAATATAAGATAATGGATGAATCTTATAAGATTAAGAAGGAAGAGGGTGAAACAGCTGAAACGATATGGATAAACGAATGGTGGGAAGGAACCAAGATTGGTAAAGATGTTTATATCAATATGAGACCAAGACCGGTTCAATATAATAGAATGTACAATCCATCTGAAGGCCATCCAGGAATTGTTGGAGAATTATATAATACAAATCAAGGAAAAACGGTTTCTTTGGTTTCTAGAATGAAATCTTATCAATATATGTACGATGCCATCTGGGACAGATTAAATAAGGCCATCGCTAAGAATATGGGTAAGATACTAGAAGTGGATGTAGCTAAAATACCTAATAATTGGGATGTAGGGAAATGGTTGCATTATGCCACAACAATGGGAATTGGTGTAGTAGATTCATTCAAAGAAGGTAATAAGGGTGCTGCGACAGGTAAATTAGCCGGAGCGTTCAATACAACCGGTAGAGTACTAGATGTGGAGACAGGAAGCTATATACAGCACCATATTAACTTGCTTGAGTATATTAAGCAGGAAATGAGTGAGATCGCTGGAATAAGCAAACAGAGAGAGGGTAATATATCGAATCGTGAAACTGTTGGTGGAGTAGAACGATCAGTTACACAGAGTTCACATATCACTGAATGGTGGTTCGATAAACATACTGATGTTAAGATAAGAGTTTTAAACGTTTTCTTGGAAACGGCTAAAGCAGCGTTAAGAGGAACAAGCCTTAAATTACAGAATATACTTGATGATAGATCAATATCTATATTTGATGTTCCTGGAGATGAATTCGCAGAAAATGATTATGGCGTAGTTATTACATCTAGTAGCGAATCAAATCAATTGAAACAGAATATACATCAGTTGGCTCAAGCAGCACTACAGAACCAGACATTGAAATTCTCAGATCTATTATATATATTCAATACATCATCTTTAAGTGATATAAGAAGACGTATTGAGAAGAGTGAATCAGATCTAGCTAATCAGCAGGCTCAAGCACAACAAGCCCAACAGCAACAAGCCCAACAGGCTCAACAATTGGCTGAAGCTAAAGCGCAGAGAGAAGAAGCTAGAGAGGATACTAAATTGCAATTGGAAGCACAGAAAGTTGAATTGGATAGACTTAAATTGCAATTGGATTCACAATTACATCAAATGGAGCTGAATATTAAAGAAGGAATTGATAACGCTAAGATAAAGGCGGATATATCGAAAACTGAAGCTGAAATAGCACTGAAGCAGAAAGAGCTTGAGGAAACGATTAGATCTAATAAAGCTAACGAACGTAAAATTAACAAATAATGAGTGACATCTTAGAAGGATTTGTAATTCCGGAAGATTTTGATTTACCGGAAGAAACTCAGGAAAACGTTGAAGAGACAACGCCTGATGAAGAAGAAGTAATTACTGAAGTTGAGGAAGCTGAAGAACCTGAAGAAACCGAAGAACCTGAGGAAGGTGACGAGGAACAACCTGAAGAGGAAGAGGAGCAGGAAGAGGCTGAAGGCAACAGTGAAGATTCTGAGTTATTTAAGACCCTAGCCGCAACACTTAAGGAAGAGGGATTCTTTGGTAATTTAGATGATTTAGACAAAATTACAGATGTGAATGCACTAGCTGATGCGTTCCGGAAGGAAATTAAGGCTAATGAATATTCAGATCTGAATGATACCCAGAAACGAGTTTTAGAAGCATTTCGTACTGGAGTTCCCGCTGAGGACGTCATACGACACGAACAAACAGCCGCTCAGTTCAATTCGATTAAAGAGGAAGATTTAGTAAATAATGATGAGTTAAGAAAGCAGATAATACTTTCTGACTTACAAGCTAAAGGAGTTTCTGAGAAACGTGCAATGCTTATGTACGAAGCAATGTACGATAAAGGTGAAGATATTGAAGAAGCGAAAGTTTCTTTGGATTCACTAAAAGAGGCCGAAGCGAAAGCTTTTGAGCAATATGTACAAGAACGTAAAGCTGAAGCTGAGAAGCAGAAGCAAGCTAAACTTGAAGAGTTTAACAAGTTAAAAAGTAGTATTGAAGAGACCGATACCCTCCTTGGAGAGATCCCTATATCAGAAACGATGAGGGAGAATGTGCTGAAGGCTATGTCTGTTCCCGTGACTTATTTAGATGACGGTACGCCTGTGAATAAACTTATGAAGGCGAGAATGGATGATCCAGTAGCTTTTGAGAAGAATCTATACTATCTTTTTGAATTAACAAATGGTTTTAAGGATCTGAAATTGATCACGAAGAAAGTAAATAGTAAAGTGTCCAAGAAGTTAAGTGAAACAATTAAGAATTCTACGTACGTGAAAGATAGTGGGGTTGCAGCGTACAAGAAAGATCCTGAATCATATAGCAGCCCTATAGTAAAATTACTAGATTA